CACCGCCCGCCGCACCCCGGGGCACACCCCCGGGCACCTGTCGCTGGTGCTGGCCTCCGGGACCGACCGCGCCTACCTGCTCGGCGACGCGGTCCACTGCCCGGCGCAGATCCAGGACTCGGAAGGGTGACTAGGGGCTATGTCTGTGGTAGCGTCTTCCTGGGCTCTGACCAGGGAGGATACACAAATGCGGGGCCGGGTCTACCTCCGCATCAGCGATGCCGACCAACAGGACACGGCCGGCGTCGACCGCCAGCTTCCCGGCTGTCTTGAGCTGGCCGAGCGGAAGGGTTGGCACGTCGACCCCCGCCCCTATGAGCAGGGCGGCGATGTCTACATCGACAATGACACCTCCGCTGCCTGGTCGAGGAAGCGGCCAGGTCACAAGAAGTCGGGACGGCGCCGCCCGGCCTATGAGGCGATGATCCAGGCCGCTATCGCCGACGCTCAGGCTGGACGCAAAAGCGGCATCATCGGCTGGGATGCCGACCGGCTCACCCGCGATCCTCGGCAGAACGAGGATTTCATTGATTTGACCGAGGATTACGGTATTTCCCTTGCCACGGTTACGGGTGACTATGACCTAGCGACTTCGGGCGGCCGATTGCACTTCCGAATCAAGGGCGCCATTGCCCGCCACGAATCGGAGCATCGTGCCGAGAGGGTCGCGCTCAAGCATGCGGAGCTGCGAGCGGCTGGCAAGTGGCAGGGCGGGCAACGCGCCTTCGGGTATCAGGTGGTTCCAGTGGTTGCCGATGGTGAGGTTCGTTACCACCTGGAGCTAGACGAGGACGAGGCTGCGCTGGTCCGCGAGGCTGCCCGCCGCATCCTCCAGGGCGGGTCCCTGGCCGGCATTGCCAAGGACTGGGCACACCGGGGCATCCGCCGTCCCAAGGGCCGTCTATGGGACACCCCGCTCCTGCGCGAGATGTTGACCTCACCCCGGATCGCTGGACTGCGACAGAACGGCGACGGCCCGGTGGAAGCAGACTGGCCCGCCATCATCAGCCGGGAGCAACACGAACAGCTCCGGGCCATCCTGGGGACGGCGCCGACCAAGAAAGGACCGAAGGGACCCCGCTCCTACCTGCTGTCGTACATGACGGTCTGCGACATCTGCGGCACCACGATGATCGGGAAGTCACGGAGCGGCATCCCGGCGTACGCCTGCCGGATCGAGAAGGGCGGCTGCGGCCGGCTGCACCGGATCGCCAAGCCGATCGACGACTACGTCCGCGACGAGGTCCTCGACAAGCTGGCTTCGCCGAAGTTCCGCGCCAAGTTGGAGATCATCTACGGCCAGGCCGGCGACGATCAGGCATCCGAACTTGTCGCCAAGCGGAACGGTGCGCTGGCTCGGCTGAAGCAGCTCCGCGAACTGGCCGGTGATCCGACGGTGGAGTTCGACCCCGACGACTTCGCCGCCGCCAAGCCCAACCTGGACAGGGTGATCAAGGAGACCACCGCCAAGCTCGCGGACCTTCCCGCCTCCAACGCGCTGGCCGACCTCCCGGCCACTCCCAAGCTGCTGCGCGAGCTGTGGGAGCGGTCAGACCTCGACCGCCGCCGCGCCCTTGTTCGCCTGGCTGTGGACGAGGTGATCCTCAAGGCTCCGGGCAAAGGCCAGAAGTTCAAGCCGAACGCCTTCCCCCGCGGTGAGGAGCGCGACAAGCATGTGGCCGAGCATGTCGTGATCCTCTGGCGGGCCTAGACACAACATGTAGTAGTAGCGCAACCCTTAACCGCCGCATTTGGTGGTACGCAGTATGCCGTGGTACGGTCGCGCCTGAAGGAGGCGATGCCGACCGCCAGGGGGGCCTTCGGGCCTTCCCCCCGGTCGATGAGGAGCGCCTCCATGTCCGAGCAGCCTGAGCTGCTCAATACCCGCCAGGCCGCCGCCCATCTCGGGCTGTCCGAGAACACCGTGCGCGCCTGGGTTCGTCTCAGGCGGATTCGCTACGTCAAGGTAGGCCGTAGCGTCCGCTTCCGTCCCGTGGACCTCGAAGCGGTGGTCCGTACGGTCGAGCCGGTGGGCGGCGATGCCGCATGACCCGCGCCGATCAGGGACTCCCAGAGAAGATCGAGGACGACGAGACGCTAGAGAAGGCCGCTGCCCTGCTGGCCGACGTGCTGGCCGGCCTGATCAGGGAGGGCGGCGATCGTGGGGCCGCCTAGAGACGGGCGAGGCCGGGGCGCCAACTTCCCCGGCCTCGAATCCCGGAACTACACCGCGACCAACGGCACCGCCACCAACGGCGGCGCTGCCATCCTACCCGATGGACGCGACCGGCATTGCGCGGACTGCCGGTGCCGGTGCGACTGTCACCGGCCGCCGCCCGAGCCGGCCTACACCCCCTGGCCGACGATGCCGCGGCCGGGCGAGCCGTTCTACATGGCCGCCATCGCCCTCGGTGAGGTCGAGTTCGGGGAGGTGGCCGCCTGATGTTCGCCGACCGCATCCCCGACGTGGCCGACGAGCCGGAGGGCGAGGGCGCCGACCTGCTCGACCAGGTGGCCGACTTCCTGGCCCGCTATGTCGCGTTCCCGTCGCCGGCCGCCCGTGACGCGGTGGCGCTGTGGGCGGCCCACTGCCACGCCGTCGCGGCGTTCGAGTCGACGCCGCGGCTGGCGCTGCTGTCGCCGGAGAAGGGCAGCGGGAAGACCAGGACCTTGGAGGTTCTGGAGCTGCTCGTGCCGCGGCCGATGCACGCCGTCAACGCCACCGCCGCGGCGCTGTTCCGCGCCGTCGAGGCCCACCGGCCGACGCTGCTGTTCGACGAGTGCGACACCTACTTCGGGCCGATGGCGCGCGGCGAGCATGAGGAGCTGCGTGGGTTGGTCAACGCCGGCCACCGCAAGGGCGCCGTGGCCTACCGCTGCGTCGGCGACCCCAAGCACATGGAGGTCAAGGCGTTCCCGGCGTTCTGCGCCGTCGCGGTGGCCGGCATCGGCGACCTGCCGGCGACCGTCCTGGATCGGGCGGTTCTCGTCCGCATGCGCCGCCGGGCCCCGTCCGAGCATGTCGAGCCGTTCCGGCGCCGCAAGGCCGCCAAGGTTGGCGACGAGCTGCGCGAGGCGCTGGCCGGCTGGACGAAGGCGCACGCCGAGCAGCTCGCCGAGGCCGAGCCCGTCATGCCGGTCGGGCTGGTCGACCGGCCCGCCGACGTCTGGGAGGCGCTGCTCGCCATCGCCGACCTGGCCAGCGGCCACTGGCCGGTCCGCGCCCGCGACGCCGCGCTGGAGCTGAACGCCGCCCGGGTCGAGGCCGACCCGTCGCTCGGCGTGGCGCTGCTGCGCGACCTGCGCGCCGTGTTCGGTTCGACCGACCAGCTCGCCACCGAGGAGCTGCTGAACCGGCTGTGTGCCCTGGACGAGTCGCCGTGGGGCGACCTGCGCGGCAAGCCGCTGGACGCCCGCGGGCTGGCTCGGCGGCTACGCCCGTATGAGGTCCGCCCGGCCAACGTCCGCGACGGTGAAGACGTCCGCAAGGGCTACCGCCGCGCCGACCTGCACGACGCTTGGACCCGCTACTTGCCAGACACCCCGGAAACGTCCGCTACATCCGCAACACCGCAGGCCAGCGCCGTTACCCCTGTAGCGGACGTAGCGGTTCCTGACGGAGAGGGACACGCGCTGTTCGTGCTCGACGACCCTGATAACCCGATCAGGTGGACATCGTGAGCGAGCGCGTCCGCGGGTACGCGGAGTGGACACCGCGAGCCAAGAGCCGCGTCTTGCTCGACCAGGTGGACGCGGTGCTTGACGAGTACGCCGCGCATCTCCCCCTCACCGTCCGGCAGATCTTCTACCGCCTGGTCGGCAGCCACGGCTACGACAAGACCGAGCTAGCCTACGACCGGCTCGGGGAGCTGCTCAACCGCGCCCGCCGCGCCCGCCTGGTCGACTTCGGCGCCATCCGCGACGACGGCGTGACCGCCAAGATCCCGCTGGCGTTCACCAGCCGCGAGGCGTTCATCGCCACCGCCAAGCGGCTCGCCGCCAACTACAAGATGGACCGCCAAGCCGGCCAGGCGCAGTACATCGAGCTGTGGGTGGAGGCCGCCGGCATGGTCCCGATGCTCGCCGAGGTCGTCGGCGACTACGGCGTTCCCACCTACTCCTGTGGTGGGTTCGACTCGCTAACCGCCAAGCACGACGCCGCCGAGCGCATCGCCGGGCGGGACGTGCCCACCCTGGTCCTGCACGTCGGCGACCATGATCCGAGCGGGCTCGCCATGTTCAACGCGGTCGCCGAGGACGTCGAGGCGATGGCCGCGGAGGAGTACGGCGAGGTCAGCTTCGAGCGCGTCGCCGTCACCGTCGAGCAGATCCGCCGGCTCAACCTGCCGACCGCGCCGGCCAAGGTGCACGACAAGCGCTCAGCCTGGGTCGGTGGCGGCACCGTGCAGGCCGAGGCCCTCCCGCCTGACGTGCTTACCGCCGAAGTCCGGCAGGCCGTGGTTTCGCTGATCGACCTCGACGCGCTGGCCGAGGTCCAACGCCAGGAGGCCATCGAGGGTGACCGGGTCGCCGCCGATATCGACGCGCTGCTGGAAGGGGAATCGCAATGACCGAGCCACACGACCAGGGCGACCGGCTGCCGATCGACGAGCAGTACGTGTTGTGCCAGTGGTCCGTCGAGGCCCTGGCCGATGAGCTGAAGATCGCCGAGGACGCCGCCGCCGAGCTGCTGGAGGCCGCCTACGCGGAGGGCCGTGTGCAGATCCTCGGCAATGGCTACTTCGCGGGCGTGCAGTGCGACGGCCGCTGGGTGGTCGTCGAGGGCCGCGCCAACCTGACCGCGGCGACCCGCGAGTGGCAGATGCTCAGGACGATGGACCGAGAGTTCGAGAGCTAGTACGCGCCACGACCTATCGCCGCGCGTAGTACCCTGCTCTGCAAACCCGCGCGACGCGGGACACCGCGACCGAAGAGGTAGCCGTGCCACTACTGGACGACCTGCGCCAGCAGCGCAGTGCGGCCCGCGAGGCCGCCGACGCCATCCTCACCCGCGCCGCCGAAGAGCAGCGCGATCTGACCGCCGACGAGGTGGTCGCCCACCGCGAGCAGGTGGATGCCGAACGCCAAGCGTCCGACCGCATCGAGGAGGCGCACGCCGCCGAGATGGCCGAGCTGCGCGCCGCCCAGCGGGCCGGCCGGGGCCCGGTGCTGTCCCGTCAGGCGCTCGACACCGCGCGCGCCTTCCGGAGCGCGATCTTCGCCCGCAACCCGCAGCCGATCGAGGTCTACAGCGACCTACCGGACGAGTGGCCCGACGACCTGCCCGAGCCGGTGCATGGCCGGGTCGGCCGCGTCCAGGTGCACACCAGGGACACGCTCAAGAGCACCGCCACCCAGGCGCTCGGCACCGATGTCTACACCACCATCGTCCGCCATCTGGTCGAGACGAGCAGCATCATGCGGGCCGGCGCCACGGTGCTGACCACCGCCACCGGCGAGGATCTCGTGGTGCCGAAGTCCACCGGGTTCGTCACCTCGAACCTGATCGCTGAGGGCGCCTCGATCACCGAGTCCGATCCCACCCTCAGCACGGTCACCCTCAAGGCATACAAGTACGCCAACTACTTCGAAATCTCCCAGGAACTTGCAAATGACACGCCGACCAACCTGCTCAACTTCCTGGCGCAACAGGCCGCGCTGTCCCTGGGCCTGGGCGCCACCGGGTACGGCGACGACCTGATCAACGGCACCGGCACCGGCCAGCCGCGTGGGCTGCTGCTGGACGCCGCCACCGGCGTCACCCTGCCCACCGGCACGGGCACGTCGCTGGGCACTCAGGGCACGCTGAACCAGGGAACGGACGCGTTGTGGAACCTGATCGGGTCCGTCGCCGAGCCCTATGCCCAGGACCCCTCGGCCGCGTTCCTGATGCGGAACGCCAGCGACATCATCGTGCGGAAGCTGCGGGACACCACCGGCCAGCCGGTCACCGGCCTCGGCACCCGCGGGTCCATCCTCGGCTACCCCGTCTACCTCGACCCGTTCATGCCGGCGATGGCCAACACCGCCGAGAGCATCGCCTTCGGCGCCATGAGCCGCTACTTCGTGCGCATCGTCAACGGCATCAGGTTCGAGCGGTCGGACGAGTTCAAGTTCCAGGACGACCTGATCGCCTTCCGCTGCATCGTGCGGCTCGACGGTGCGCTGGTCGACCTCGGCGCCGTCAAGACGGCCGTCAACACCACCTGAGCCGATGCCCTGGCAGTGGCCGTGGCGGCGTACCCAGGACCGGGCGCTGTGGCAGATCGGCGACCTGGCCGTGCCGGCCACCGCCGCCGGCGAGAGCGTCACCACCGACCGGGCCCTACGCCTGTCGACCGTGTTCGGCTGCGTCGGGCTGCTGGCCGACAGCGTGAGCACCTTGCCGGTCGACGTGTTCCGAGACGGCAGCCGCGACCCGATCCCCACGCCGCCGCTGCTGCAACGGCCGAGCGCTGACTTCCCCGAGTTCTCGGACTGGTGCTGGGCGGTGATGGCGTCCCTGCTGCTGCGCGGCAACTGCTGGGGCGTCATCACCGACCGCACGGGCCCCGGCCTGCTGCCGGCCCAGGTCGACCTGGTGGACCCTGACGCCGTCTCGGTCAGCAACGAAGACGGCCGCTGGGTCGTCCGCATCGGCGGCCAAGAGCAGGACCGCGCCGACCTGTTCCACTGCCGCGCCTACGCCTGGCCCGGCAAGCTGGAGGGCCTGAGCCCGATCACCTACGCCCGCGAGTCGATCGGGCTCGGCATCGCCAGCGAGAAATACGCTGCCCGCTTCTTCGGCGACAGCGGCATCCCCTCCGGCTACCTCTACAGCGACCAGCGCATGGACCAGCCGAAGGTCGACCAGGTCAAGGCGCAGTGGGAGGCCGCCCACCGCGGCCGCCGCGGCACTGCCGTGCTGTCGCAGGTGAAGTACCAAAACCTCAGCATCGCGCCCGAAGAGGCGCAGTTCATCCAGACGCAGAAGCTCAACGCCGCCGCCGTGTGCCGCATCTTCCGCGTCCCGGCCGGCATGATGGCCGGCGTCGAGCTGGCCGGCCATGAGGACTACAGCTCACCGGAGCAGCGCGCCACCGACTTCCTGACCTTCACCCTGCGGCCGTGGCTGCACCGCGTCGAGCGCGCCGTCTCCCGCCTGCTGCCCAGCACCCAAACCGCGAAGTTCAACGCCGGCGCCATGGTCCGCGCCACCCTGCTCGACCGCTACCAGGCCCACAAGCTCGCCATCGAGGCCGGCTTCTTGACGGTCAACGAGGCCAGGGCGCTAGAGGACAGGCCGCCGCTGCCCGAAGGGGGCGCCGTCGCATGACCGTACTCGAACGATCCTTCACCGTCGCCCTGGCCGTCCGCGCCGATGGCGACGGGCGCACCCTGGTCGGGCCGCTGCTTCCCTGGGGCGTCGAGGCGCAGGTGCTCGACCGCGGCCGGCTGGTCACCGAAACCTTCGAGCGCGGCGCGCTGACTGGCAACGACCCGGCCAAGGTGCCGCTCATGGCCCGCCACCCACGCGACCCTGAGACGCTGCCGATCGGCCGCACGCTGGAGCTGGAGGA